GGGTTGGCAATGACTACATCGACAGGATTTATGGATTTAAGAACTGCATTTTCATTAGATACTTTTGCACCTGGAAGCACCTTTTTGAGCATTTCATAGCGTGTGCTGTTTAATTCATTGGCAATTACATTTTTAGGATTGGCTGCCAGCAACAACATACCGTTACCAGCTGTTGGTTCGTACACGGTTGTCTTATCAGTAATGCCAGCTAGTTGTGATGCAATGTAAGCCAATGGAGCTGGGGTAGAGTAAGCCTGCTCACGAACACTGGTCGAAGACCGAACAGCCAGATTGGGTTGCTGATTGTATAAATTAACCAACCCTTGATAGATTTCTGCTGGCTTGCGATCTTTATGGGCAATCTTCTGTGCAGCAAGAACTACACCTACCTCTACCGCTTCATCAGCCTGTTTAGCAGCCTGTGTACCAGCTTCAATCTTCTGGCCAGTCATATCAGAAATAAACTTACGGGCTTCTACGATAGTCCCAAAGCTGTTGCCATATAGAAAATGCTGGGAAATAGCTTCTGCAATCTTGAACTTGCCATCTGGTGTAGCTAAGTCAACCTTAACTTCAGCTTTAGGAGCTTCTTCTTCTAGCTCTTCTAATTTCTGAACACCAGCTACTTCAGCAATTGGGGTCGCTTGATCTGGATAGTTACCAGACATTCCAATATAAGCACCCTGTAAGTGATTAAGGTTAATCTTGTCTGCTGCTTCTTTACCAAACTTCTCACGGATTGTGTCCCTGACAAACTTGGCTGCCGCCTTGAACTTGTGATAGCCCAGACGGAAAGCAGCATCCATTAAACGGGTAAGGATAGGCAGAAGACGTTGTTCGTCCTCTGGCATCATATTCATACGAGTATCTTTACTTGCCAACCATGCGAGGTCTGCTAATGCATCTTCTAAGTCCTGTTTGGCTTTTGCTTCTGCAGAAAGCTCAACCTTTTCTTTGGGACGTAAGTAATTAACTAATTCTTGATAGGTAGATTCGCTATTTAATCCAGCTTCGTCTGCACCTTTGCCACGATAGAAAGATTTTCTTTTACCAGTTTTAAGTTGAATCAGTCCCATTTCTTCCAGCTTTTTAAGTTCTGGAAGGGCTTCTGGATTCATTTCAACATCTTTTCCAGCAGACTTTAATGCTGAAAATGCAAGGCGTGGATCGATGTCATCAGCGTATTTTGCTTTAGCTTCTTCGTAACCCTCTTGCCGTTTAATCATGGCATCTGGATCTTCAGGAGCCTTTAGCTGTGCTTCTGCTTTTTGTTTCTCTTGGCGCTCTTGGTTTATTTGAGCTTGTGTCTTTTCTTCAGCTGGTTCAGGGGCTTGTTCAGATACTTCTTCAGGCGCAGCTTCCGCAGCTTTTTCTTCGGCTTTAGGTACTGGTGCTTCTTCCTGTGCTTTATTTTTTTCTTCTAACTTCTTTTCTAAAGCCTGCTCGCTTAAACGATTTAATTCATTTAAATAAATATTAGCAGCATCTTCGCCTATATTTCTACGAATAGATTCTGCTGTTTGTTCATTGTTTGTAGTAACTACGCCCTTGAAATCCTGTTGTGCCTTTTGTACTAATTCTTGAGGATCATATGGAGCAACCTCTTCTTCCACGGGTCTTGGATTTAACTTTTCAAAGATTGCCATTGTTGTTTCTTGCACATCTTTGCTTGGTTTAATATCCAAATCACGAGCTAATTTATTTAACTCTTTAACATTAATATTTCCTGTTTGATCAGCTTGATTTACAAGATCTTCAAGCTTCATTGAAGCACGAGCATGAAGTTCTGGCTCAATTTCCTGTGGTGTTGCCTCTGGAGCAACAGATGGAGCTTTGGGAGCAACAGGCTCTTCTAAATCTTCTGGAGACACTAAACCCTTTTGTACTGCCTCTGGAACTACAGGGGCTGTTGAGGCTACTGGTGCAGCAGCTTGTGGCGCATTTGGAGCTTGCGGAGCTTGTGGGGCTTGTGGAGCAACAATAGGTTCTGCTTTGGCTCTAGCACCAGAGAATGCACCGCCAGGAGCGCCACCTAATGCACCATAAACAAAGTTAGCAAACGCATCTGTACCGATTTCTTTACGAACTGTCTTGTCAATACCTAAGTCACTGGCAATGCCATCGGCTACTTCATTTAAACCTTGTTCTGTGGATTCGGCTAAAACACCTTTGCCCATCTGAGAAATGATTCTGGCAGCACGATTCTTAGCAGAGGACAGCAAGGCTTTATCAAAACGGCCTGCTAATAAGTTACCTGTAAATGCACCACCCAGAGTATCAGTTATGCCTTCAAATGTTCCAGCAAGGTCAACCGCCTTCTCTTTAGTCATCGCCCTAGCCAACTTAGGTTCGTAGCCACGGGCTAATAAGTCTTTAAAGTATGGACTGTTTTCTGCCAGCTTTTGGTCATTCATGCCATCGATATACTGTATGGCGTTACCTGTGGCTTCACTAGCACCCTGACCAAAGCCCATCGATGTCATGTAAATTGGATTCTTTGTAGCTACCGTAGCTACCATCGCAGGGAAAGAAGATCCAAACACTTGGGCAAACTGACCAGCTACTCCTAAGGCGGTAGGGTTTTTACCAAAACTGATACCAGATAAATCGCCTTTGGCAACCTTAGCCAAATCTAAAGTGGGTTGAAAGTCTTCTAAAGCCTTTTGCATTTCTCCAGATTCAGTGCTGCGAATCTGAGAAGCTTTTTTAATACCAGCTTCAGTAAGCTCACGCAAAGTCTTTGACTTACCTCTAGCAATGACTTCATCTAATGCAAGTTCGGCTGGCTTAGTTGGAATTAATTCAGTCTTAGCTTCTTTACCAGCAAAGATTGGAGGCAAACCTAAGCTAGTAGGAATGGCATTGATTAGTTTTTCTGGATTAGCAATAACATTTAAAGCTTCTGTTGGAAGGTTAAATGTGCTTCTTTGGGATTGCATGAGGCCAGTTTGAAGAGCCTCAGGAGTTCCGTAAATACCTGGGAGAGCACCAGCAGCGGCTTCTTTACCTACATCCTTTAAGGCTGTAACTGGGGTATAAGGAACTACTGTGCCACCAAATTGCTCAACTAATTTTGATAGGTCTTCTGTTTTCTCTGCAGGAGCTTGTTCTGGAACCACGGTTCCACCGTACTGCGATGCCAGTTTTTGCAGATCATCCATCAAATTTTATCCTTGAGTACTGCTATTTTACTACGGTGTTATAGGTGCTGCCTGCCCTGCTAATGCTTTATATTGTGGTGAAGCTATGAATGCGTTTGCTTGTGCTTGTGTTGGGAAAGAAATAGTCTTACCCGCTACAGTCACATTTACAGGGGCTGATGCAGCAGCTGGGGCAGCAGATCCTGCGGGTGCTGGAACAACTGGAGCAGCTTGGACATCTGGTTTAGCTAAACCAACCAATGTTCTTTCATCTGGAGCCATATTGTTCCATGCTTCCAATCTGGCCTGATTCCAAACATCTGGAGAATTAGCATCAAAGTTAAAGGTATTCTTATTGTTTTGGACAATGGCTCTATAAGCATCCCCAACCGTCTTAGAATACTTCTCACGGGCAGCAGCAGACAGAGCAGCCATCTTGGCATCAATACCAGCTTGGCGGGTAGCAGCAGCTTGAGCAAGGCCAATTTTCTTAGCTTCTTGTGTGCCATATACTTGTGCCATAGTTTGTGTAAGAGCATCTCTGCGGGCTTGGTCTGCTTTAGCGGCTTCCAATCCAGACTGTCCAGTAGCTTTTTGTAAGGCAGAAATATCGCCCATTCTTTGAGCAGATTTATTTAATGCGTTCTCAGCAGAAGAGCCCAATGCAGTAGCAAACTGGTTAAATCCACTTCCTGGTTGACCTGGTTTAGCCTGCGCCATACCTACGCCTAAATGGGTCAAAAACTCAGGAATTAACAATGATCTTTGTTGTGCTAATGCTGATTTTTGCTCTTCCATGTAAGGCTTAATGGCCTCAGATACAGTGCCTTTACCAGACTTTTTTTCTGATAAACGATCAGCCAAAATAGAAGCTAAATCTAACTCACCTTTTTTACCACGGGGAATTTCGTTACTTTTGACTTCGTCACCTTCGGCAAAAGCAATAATTCCACCACCAGCCATCTGGGTCATATTAGGAGGAGTAGCAATAGCTCCTACACCATTACGATCCATTGGAGCCTGAGCCGTTTGTTGTGGCAAAGGCTGTGATAACATAGCACCCGCTTGTGGATTATTCTTGATGTAACCATGCATCTGCTCTAGTCCTTGAGCATTAATCTTTGCCATTGGACTAGATGCTGGGTTTTGTTGAACTTGGTTTAATTGTTGGTCGCTCATCATATTCATAGGCACGGCTGAACCGCCCATAGCCATAGCTTTTACTTTACCGCCTTTGGCTACTTTTGTAGCAGCGTTATACATACCTGCTGCGCCCAGACCCGCAATTCCTAAACCAGCTGCTTGCGTAGCCGCATTTGGAGCCGCTTGGTACATAGATGTTGAGGACTGTTGCATTGGTAAACCACGGAGCATCGCATTGAGCTGACCCAATTGCATATAGGGATACTGCTGTGCTGTAGCGTAGTTTTGAACAGCTTGATTAATAATTTGTTGTTGCTGACCCTGTTGCTGTGCACCATATTGGTTTTGCATATTAGCAATACCTTGCTGTGCAGCTAACTGTTGACCACCGATACCCGCCAATTGATTAGCACCACCCATTTGAGAAGCAAGAGCCCCTGCTTGAGCTTGCTGACCTTGTAACCCTAGGTTAGCCCCAAACTGTTGGGCTTGTTGTGCATTACCAAATGCAGTGTTATAGCCTTGTGCAATAGCTTGTTGAGCAGCCAGTTGGCCGTTTTGTTGTGCTAAAGAGTTAGCTAAAGCTTCACGAGATCCACCAAAAGCACCTCTAGAAGTTGCAGCCGCTTGTTCAGCAGCACTTTGAATGCCAGTCTGTTGTCCTAGCAACTGGAGCTGTGGAGCTAAAGATTGTTGAATATAAGGGTTCATATACGCACCAATAGAACCATTAGTTGCTGCTTGGTTATATTGATTGCCCGCTTGACCCATCTGTCTGCCTAAACGTCCAAACTGATTAATGTCTTGCATTGTTTGATTAGAGGCAGCACCATACTGACCTGGAACTTGCATATTAGCTGCAGTAGATTGGGCTTGTTGTTGCAGTGGACTAAAGCCAGCTACATAGTCAGAAGGATTTTGGCTATAAGGAACATAAGCATTAAACCCAGTCATTGATGGGTTATAAATTTGAGCCTGTGCAGCATTGAGCATATTCGTAACATATGGCTGTGCATAGTCAGGAATATTGGTATTTGTTACTGTTGTATTAGTGGGTCCTGATGGGGCTGGAGCAGATCCACCGCCACCATAAATCATTCCACCGCCAGCTTTACGCTGAGTAACAGATTCCCCTAGGGGTTCACCTAAAGCATATAGTTGGCGTTTTGAATAATACATATTTATCCTAATATCTTTGAAAATACTTTGTCCGTCTGTTTATATCCTAAATACTCAAATAACTTGGTATTGTCTAAATGCACTTTAGTGTGCATCACAATCCGTTGTACTCCTCTATCTTTCAATACCTTTTCAGCATATTGAAATAATTTAATTCCTACCCTACCTTTGCGAAATTCTTTTTTCACAAAATATAAATCTTCTGTTGCCGTAATACATGACTTGTAATGTAAGTGTGGACTTACAAAAAATATAATGTAGCCAATTAGCTCTGCATCATTCCTACAAGTAATACAACGCAACATTCCAGCTGCTGCACATCTTTTATAAGCCTCATAATCTGGCTCATATGGAAATTCTTTTGTTACACATAACTCTTCATAATGCTCTGGGAAGAGTCTTTCAAACTCATCAACAAACTTAAATCCATCAACATCTTCGTAGATAATCATGCTGGTAGGTACTTATAAGCCTTTGTATCTTTTGCAATGTCTTTAGTTTTAACTCTTGCTGCTTTAATTCTATCCATCATGGCATATAGTCTTTTTGCGCCTGCATCTGTGGATCCGTTACCCAGTTCAGATACTATTCTTGCTGGGATGACAAACTCACCATCAGCTAACCTTGCTGGTTGTTTGCCACCAATCGTAGCTGGAATGCCATCGCTTACTCCATCACCAGGACCTTTAAGTAAACGTCCACCATCAGAATAAGAACCTAAATGACCATCTTTTATACCGCCATCAGCTACACCGCCAGAAGCCATTCCAAAAGAAGGTAAGGCAGCTTGTGCTATTTGATCCAATAGTGCTTGTTGAGCTTGTTGTGCGTTGTAAGCTGGAGATCCTTGCATTTGCAATGGATCGATAGCATATCCAGCCGTTTGTGTACTAGCAGGACCAGTCCCAGTATATGAGCCTGCACTTTGACCAATTGGTTGGCCTTGACTAATGGTAGATAAACCACCTCCAGCAGTAGGAATGTGAGAGTTATATTGAGCCATAGCTGCCTGCAACTGTGATGGGCTCATGGCAGTTGCTTGGTATGGATTCTGACGATAATCTTGGTATTGTGGGTGATATATGGGTGAACCACCATCAGCCATAGCCATTAAACCACCTTCTTTAGCGGAAGTCTTTTTTGAATTGTCTGCAATATCTTGCTGTGCTGCAGCCTCTGCCGCCTGTTGTGCAGCGGTGGTTGTTTCAAAATCACCAAGTTGACCAATAGGCTGCAGACCTTTTGCTACGGCAATCTTATGAGCTTTCATCAATGCGGTTGGGGACATTTTGGCATATTCAGTATCACTCAATTGATACACACCATTTTTAGAACTGTCTTGACCAGCAGCAATTTGTTGAAGCTGGGATTCAGAAAGTTGTGTAGGCATTGTGGCAGAAGCAATTCCTTGCTGTAATTCATTTGCACCAGTAACCATACTTCCGTAATCTGCTCCAGAATATTTAGGAATATCCATTAGACCACCACCAGCAGCATAAATAGTTGCTCCTGGAGACTGTACGGCTGGTGTGCCAGTCATTGGGTTATATGGAACTTGTGTGTAATTTGGAAACGAAGCTTGGTAATGTGGGTTTGGTACGGTTGGATTAGATGCAGCAAAGTTAGGGGTGCCATCAGGATTTCTTGGAATAGTTCTTAATCCCATAGGATTAGCATTATCTGTAGCCGTAGATGAAGCTGATGGGACCGCTGTCCTTTGTTTATTCAACATACCAGTTAAAAGCGGAGCAGCAACTGCTGCAGTAGCCCCAGGATTTGCTGAGATTACAGATCCTATGCTACTTAAACCTGATCCCATATTAGATAAATTTTGGGCAAATGTTGGATTAACTACATTGCTTGCTAGTGAAGCGTTGGCTTGTCCTGCCGCATTAACTATGCTTGATGGGTTTGCAGCATTTAATACTGAGCCTTGCATTTGACTTAATTGATCTGGAGATAAATTAGGGAAATTACTTGGCGTAAGAGCTTGTTGGGCAGCAACTTGATTTACACTTTCTGTAGTTGCGGTTGGGAATTGACTTGCAATTTCAGATTGTGAAGCATTAAAGGCAGCATTTCCTACATCACCACCCGCTTGTGTTAATGATTGAGTGCCAGCGGCCTCAAGACCACCAGCCAAATTACCACCTCCCCAAGCACCTAAACCAGCCATTAAACCTTGGGTGAGACTGCCTGTTAAGGCATAATCGGCAATACCTACTCCACCTGCTACAAGTGGCAATAATTCAGGCGCAAATGCAGCTGTAGCCGCACCAATAGCCATAGGCAAAATAGAACTTAAAAATCCTGCTTCGGGTAAACCCGTAGATGGGTTAATGGTTAATGAGCCACCCTTACTTTTAGCCAGATTTTGCATGGCATTTAGCTCACCAGTGGTCATATGGACTAAATGAGTGTCATCACCACGACCATGTGATTCTAAATGTTTAGCTATTAGGGGTAGACTCATATCTGTCCTACGAGGTTATTTGGAGATAATTTTACCATTTAAACTGCAGTTCCACTAGCATTTACCCATTTGGAACCGTTATACCAAATAGGATAACCTAAGGTGGTATCAAAGTAAAACTGACCAGTCTGCAAACCCTGAGTAGGCCTGTTTACTTTTGTGCCGTAATTTGGTGTAGAAATAGCTTGGGAGAAGTTATTAAGTTGATTAAAGTAAAGACGCAGGACGTTTAAAAATTGACTCTCTATTTGCTGGCTATATTCCGCTGGTGCATTTGGTAGATTTGGAGGAGAGGGGACTAAAGCTGACCCGTTATAGTTTAAATAAATAGGGTTAGCCATTATCTACGTCCATCTGGTCTGATATCAAAACGTGGGGTTCCAAGCTGCCAAGCAACTCCCAATTGGTTTGAACTAATGGTAAACGCCATTTGACGGCCTCGTAAACGGGTATAGACTTGACCAGTAAACTCTTGGACTACATATTCAGATGGGCTTGGTGTTCCATAAGCCTGTGAACTAAGTACATTAGGGGCATCAGCAGATGTATAAGGGGATCCTGAGTTTTGGCGAGGTAACAGCTTAATCGTAACTTGTGGATTAGATTGAGTGTTATAGGTGTTTGATCCTGTAAAGTTTACGTCAGGCAACATTCTCCAAACAAAACCAAAATGTTGTCCTGCATCTTCTGGACTGATTTCTATATCAGAAGAAGTGATATAGGAGTTTATTGGCAAAGCATAATTGGTGGAAAGATCATCTGTTCCAAATTCATGATTTAAAAGAACACCATTACCATTTGTAGTAGACATAGATTGGGACGAGATCATATTACTATTGCTAATAGTATAAGTTCCAACTCCACCAGTACCTGTTCCTAAAGCCGTAATAGTAGTATTTGGCACAATTCCTGGAGCTAAAAGTATTTGCCCAACTGCTAAAGACCCTGTATTCATTGAGCTCACTGTTAATGTATTGCCAGTAATTGACCCAGTAAATAAGGCATTAGTGTAATAAGTTGATGCAATTGGGTATTGCTGAACGCCTGTTTGGTACCAAGCATTTCTAGACATTGAGCCATAATACCAAATATTTTCTAAATAATTGTAAACAACATATCTGTCTACAATATTAGTCGTGCTTTCATTGCTAACGTAGAACCACCAGATTTCATTAAACCCTTCATTAGCCCCAGCAAAAATTTGGTAATTTTGTGACTGGTTAATGTCATCATAAATGTATTGTTTTAATGCACATGGTAATGTTTTTACTGTGCCGTCATACAAGTAGAATCGGTCTCTACCCATCCAGTAAGTTACATTGTTGACTGTAATCATACAGTTTGGAGACATAATAGAAATATTGTCCATTAGTAATTGGAATCCCCAAACATATGGAGCACCAATATACTGCATAGAATAGATGGCAGAATCAGTCCAAACTAATATTTCCTGACGGGTAGCACGAGCACCCATGATAAATGAACCATTAGTAAGAGTATATTCACCAGCTTGATTGGTTTGTTCTGGAACCCACTGATAAGCGTTTCCTTGGTCTGACCAGCGAACCAATAAAGGATTAAAAGTACTTATACCTGTTCCAGAAGCATAATTAGGAACATAGGGGTTTGACCCAAATGTTAAAACAAATTGCTGCACTTCAGACGATATCACTTGATAAGTCTGTGATGGCACAAACGCACCAGAATAAGAATAACTATATGTTCCTGTACTTGCTGCAGTAGTAGACTGGCTAATAGTTGCAACGCCAGTGACGTTATTAATAGTTACGATATAAGTATTAGCTGGTATGCCTGTACCAGTTATGTATGAAAATGGATAGATATATGGAGCATTAGCAGAACTTACTGTTATCGAGGTAGATCCAGAACTAAAACTAGTGGTATCACCGCTTATTAAAGTGGTGTTATTAGCTAATGTTGATAAATATTGTGCACGAGTACTAACAGTATTTTGATCTTGCCAATAAAAAATTGAACCACCACGGGGTGCTAATAATAGATCAGCACCATAGTTATCATTAGACCATAAACGTAATTGAACCGCTACCCCAGAAGAGTAAGGTGTTCCCCAAGGACGGTTTGTTGTTAAAGAAGCTTGGCCTGTTCCAGATCCAACACCAGTAGCAGTAAAAGTGACCCCTATAGTATTTGATGATGCGCCAATTAAAGTAAAGTCAGTTGTTCCAACATATTCAATAATATATTGTTTTCCAACAACAAATGAACCCGCAGAAACAGGCAATGGGCTTTGTTCAGTGACCTTCACATTACCTCCACCACCAGTAGTTGTTGATGTGGCTGTCAAACCACTTGGTAATGTAATGTTATAGGTATTAGTTGTAACGCCTGAAATTTGATAAGTAGAATTTAAAACAGTAGCATTAATGTTCCCAACACTAGAGGAACCAGAAAATGCCACATAAGTTCCATTTGGCATACCATGAGCAGCTTGTGTAACGGTTACTGTGCTGCTGCTAGAAGTAATAGCAAATGGATTAATATTTAAAGAATAAGTAATTGGAGTTAATGGACCACCCCAAGGGCCAGCGCCCCACCCAAGACCGCTTGAATAAGAATTACCACCAGTTGGATATTCATAAGATGCCGTTACTGTACCACCGCCAGTTCCAGTAGATCCTGCTGCGGTGTTTGCTGTAATTGTATAAGTTGTTGGGCCAGAAATTGAAGCAATAACATATTCGCCAGAAATGGTTAAACCACCAACAGTTGTTGTGCTAGTAAAAATAACATAGTCACCAACATTTGGTGCATATGTGGCATCAGTTACTGTAATAGTTTTAGAACCTGATGTTGCCGAAAAAGGATTAGTTAATGAACTAGTTTGCGAAATTGGAGTAATGTCATTGTATGTGCCGCCATTGTAAATATAATATTTTGAACTGGTTCCAAGTCCAACATACAGATTACCCACACCAGAATCACCATCAAGCCAAACCCATAATGAACGGCAAGTTCCAATATATTGATTTGGTGAAAACTGTCCCCAACCACCAATTTTTTCTGGCAAACCAGAACGAAAGCGCACTTTATCACCATCAAACCAGGTGCCAGAAGTACTGTAAGAAGTACCTTCACGGTTTATTCCTGGTTTAAGTGATAATTTTTTCAATGTCATGATAAAACTTCTTGTGCTTTAGATATCTTTAATTTTCTATCTTCTAATCCAAGTAATCCACCATTAATTCTTTCTGTCATGGTTTTGTAATCTTGTTTATCTGCTAAGTCATTCAAACCTTTTTTATTCCAAAACCAACCAGCACTTAAAGCTGCATAGCGAGGATCAACAAGGCAGTCTGGGTTGCCAGTAAGGTCAATACCAACAGCAGATCCAAAATTGACATAGTTTTCTTTACCCGTTAATTGAATTACACCACGCCCATGATATTTCCAGCCGTCTCCAGATTCTTCTGTGCCATTTCCCATACGTCCTGCGTATACTTTGTTAGCGATTTTTTCTGGATTTTCTGCATATTGTTCAGCCACATCTCGACTAGGAAATCTTGAGGGCCATGTACGCATAAGTCCATCGGCAGAGTAATGAAGGTTCTCTTCCAAAGTTCTGAAATTGTTTGACTCATGTTGGCACTGTCCTATAAAAGATGCTTGGCGTTGAACGGTATTAATGTTGTAGCGAGCAAACATATCTATTAATGGCGTATACCATTTGGCCGCATCAATACCAAGCTGTGTTAATTGTTCTGGTTTCATTCGTCTGAACCTATTTTAATACCTGTAATTAATCCAATAAAGCCACCTACAATAGTTTGAAAAGCTGGTCCGACTATTTCAAATAACTTATTGTTATCTACTTGAGGGTCAAAAAAACCCATCATAAACACGCTTACCATAGCTACTACCGTTACACATAAAGTAAAAGTAGCAATCAAAGTAACCCAAGCGGCTAATTGCTCTTTTCTCATTTAATACCTAATTGTTCGTTAACCCATTGCTGGAGCGTAACTACTTGGAGGGTTGTGGCTGCGCAATCTGAAGCAAGTTGATTGTAGGCGGTGATTGCATCAGAGAGCTTGGAGGTTGAGGAAATGCTGGACACTGGACTGGAACCATTGTTGTTCCGCACCCCGTTAGCATAATACTGGCGCAAAAGACTAAGTTTCGCATCATATTCATCTTGTATTCCTTTGGTAACTAATGCTTGTTGTTTCTGGATTGATTCGTTTTCCGCTTGTTGTTTTTCGGATGCAATGCGAACTTGATCTTTGTAAATAGTAAAATCACGATCCCTAGTATGCCAGCCAGCGAAAAACACACCGCATACAAGACCAATAAGTAATAGAATTTTGATGTAATTTCCATAAATCATTTTGAATCCGATGCATCAGGTTCTGAGTTTTGCTTCATCATTACCGATGCTCCATGTGCTCCAGAAATGATTCCTATTGCTTGTGCAAATTGCATTAAATCCATAACACCACCATGAACAGCATTCCAGGCAGCACCTATGATTGTGGCAATAGTAGTAGTAACCCAAGACCAACGAGCAATATCGTGGGTCTTATTATCTTTTCCTGTTACTAACTGTTTTAGCCATTCCATATTACACTTTTTTGGCTTTGCGGGTAGTAGCTTTTTGTACGGTTGGTTTCTTTTTTACCTGTTTTTTAATAGTTTCTTTTTCCACAGGAAAAGACCAAGGCTCAACCACTTTACCAATTTCCATATCAATCTTAGGCATATAGCCTAATTTGTCCATAATCCAAGTAAATGTAAAGTTCATAGTTATCCTAAAAGTGCAGTTACTTCAGCTTGTGTTAGTCCTAATGCTGTTAGTTTAGCTAGTGCAGAAGCCTTTGCGTCTTTAGCAGCTTGTTCAGCTTTTGCTTCGGCAGCTTGTAGTTCTACCAATTTAGCTTGTGCAGCAGCTAGGTCGTATTGAACTACTTGTTCGTTTTTGTCGTATGCGACATTACCACGCACAGTAACAATAGTTGAATTTAAAGCAAAAATTGCGTCAATAATTGTTGCCATATTAGCTTCCTGAAATTTCAATTAATATAATAGAACCTACGCATGGGTCAATATTCCATGTTGCAGTACCGCCTCCAGTTTTTGCATAAATAGTATATGTAGTTGAAGAAGTTGTTGAAGGAGAATCAACAATTCCCATATTTGCTGGAGCTTGCAAAGTTCCGCTTACATAGTATTCAACTAAACCTCTTGTGGAATCTCCAAGATTTGTAGAGCCTCTATAAATTGTTCCTGTCATGGTTTGACCAGATGCAGTTGATACCATGCCACCTGTAACTAAAACTAAAATTTTGCTTGTGGTGGATTGAGGGGTAATAGATGCAGAATATCCTGTTGAAACAAAAGATGTGCTACTTGTTCCAAAAGAAGATGTATAAGTAGACGAAACTACCTGCAATACTGTCTGACCACTACCATATAAAGATACTGACATAATTATTCCTTAAACAGGATTAGCGATTGCAACGAGTTGTGCAGTCGTTGTAGCAGATGCAATGCTTGCCCGACCAGCCGTTAGTTCCGCAGTAAAGTCAGCATCAGATACAGCATTAGCAATACCAGCTAATGTATTTAATTGACGCTTTTGGGCTACTTGAACCGCAGCAGCATTGAATTGGGCTAGTTTAATAGCTTGTGCTTTAGTAAAGTTTACTGTTACTGTTGAGCCTGATAATTCCCAAGCATCAAAGAATTGAGCATCTGAGCCAGTAGGCAATACAGAATCATCAACAATAATTGCACCAGCAGGGCAATCTTTTGTTAATACTTCACCAATAGGCAATTCACCTGTTGGTGTTGTTACAGAAACATTGCCATTATCATTTTTAAAAATTATTACTTGGGTCATTTTTTTTCCTTTTTTATCTGAATACTGCTACACAAGCGGGTTGAACATCGTTTCCAGGATTGCTACCATAACCTTGAATCATTCTTAATGCTGATGCTGTTTTTTGAAAAGGAGAACCGTTTGAACCACAAATCATTAATTCTCTATTAATATCGCTTGGGTTATAAGAAGTAGCACAAGCTGTAACACAATAATTGGCATCAGCTAAAGCATTAGTAAAATTAATTGTAAAATTTCCTGTGCTGTTATAGGTAACTGAACCTACATTATAAGATGCCAATATAGTTTGAGTTGTTAAACTATATGTAACCCAAGCCTTTGCACTACCATAAATGGCATTATCCATTGCTGTGCTATTACCAGCACCATCTTGAATTGTATCTGCGACTATTGTTCCTGCCATGATTTATCCTTTATGAACTGAATACTGCAACAGAAGCATATTTCGGGTTATCTAAACTTTGACCTTGATTCAAATAACTAATATTAAATGATGTTGTTGAAGGGGCGTTATACCCATTTCCAAATAGCCAACTATAAATAACAGAATTTGATGCTGAATTAATTGATGCTGTTGCAATTGGGGCGTAATTTGCATTAGGCATGGCTGTGGCAAATGTAACTGTAAAAACTCCAGTAGATACATAAGTAACTGAACTTACATTAAAAGATTGAGTAATTGTGGGTGTTGTACCACTTACCCCATACATTACCCATGCTTTAGCAATACCAGCATAAGCATTATTGGTGCTAAATAGACCTGTATCGGTGTTAATTGTGTTTGCGACTAGTGTGCCTGCCATAATTTTTCCTTAAACGATTACCCAACGTGAGCCAGTTGGTATAGTAACTGTGATACCTGTTGCTACCGTAATTGGTCCAGCAGATTCACCATTATTTCCAGATGTCATTGTATAGTTAGAAGTAATGGTCTGTCCATTTTCGTAGACAACGCCTTGAGCCTGTGCCCCGCCACCTACTTGACCCCAATATCCAGTTGTATAGCTACCTACTGGAGATGCATTTGCCCCTGGGTTTGAAGCCATTGTGTAAGTAAATGTTGTAGTTCCTGTAACTGTAATACTAAATGTACCGTTATAAGCGGCTGGGGATGCCCCCGAAATAGTAACTACAGCACCCGTAGATAGTCCATGACTTGTGGATGTAGTTAAAGTAGCCGTTGTGGTAACAAAAGTAATGCTGGAAATAGCAGAACCAGCTTGAGCGTTATATCCTTCAAACTGATTGGTTGTTGTGTTATATCGGAACATACCATAATTAGGTAATACAGATCTCTGGGCAGAAGTTCCTGAAGGAAGTGCAATTTCACCAGTACCAGTAAACAAAGCATCACTAGCAACAGTTAATACACCACCAATTTTAGCTGCTCCATATACACTTAAGTTGTTTGAAACATATGGATTTATTAGTGAAGAACCAGCATATCCATTGATGGCTTGTCCTGAAGAAATGGTTTGAGAAACACTGATATTATATGTTCCAGCCTGTCCAGTTCCAGTACCCAAAGAAGTAATATAGGTTCCTGATGTAATGCCTGTTCCATACAATATTTGGCCTACAAAATAAGTTCCAGTTACCGTTCCACCAATTGTCAATACAGTTCCAGATATAGTAGATGAAGTGCTAGTTGCTACTGGATATGTATAAATTGCGTTAGAAAGAGAAGAATTACCTTGAACGGTTAAATTGCCGCCTACAATAAAGTTTCCAGTAGATCCAGACAAAGCAGAATAAAAGTTTGTCCCATCACAATAAACTAATGTTGTAGTACCATTTGGAATAGTAACTGTCGATCCCGTAGCGCCTCCAATGGTAATAGCATATCCTCCTGTAGTTTGATTAGATACAATGTAAGTCTTTGAAACTAATGGAGTTATTACTTGATAAACTGCGGAATTTGTTCCAGTTACTATTAAAACTGCACTTCTGCCATCTGGAGACTGAGAAACGCCATTTAGGGTCTGTAATGTAAAGTTAGCATTGGACATCGTAATAGATGCCACTCCAGCTACGGCTTGTTCTATTAACGTCCAGTTTGTATTTGTGGTTGATCCCCAGGTGCCAGACTGTTCACCATTACCAATTTCTTGTATTTTTAAGCTGGTTGTATATTGTGATGCCATAAACTACCCTTGAGAATTGTTAATAGGGGTCCATACAGGGGTTTGAGTGTCATTAATTATAGTCCAATTAACGCTTCCTGTATTGTTAATATTGTTCCATGTAGACAATCCGTTGTCATTAATTTTTACCCAACCACGAGTGACTAATGCATCTAAAAGGTAAGAATTTTCAAGAATTGACTCTAAAAACGCTGATTGCTGTGAACTAGAATCTAAAAGACTAAAGGTTTCTGTAATAGCTAATGCAAAATGATTTATAGCTATAGCAGAGTCTGCGGGTTTAGAATCTTCTACAATACTTAAATAGAAAACACTAAAAATAGCTGCTATATCGGCCACCGTGCTATTTTCGGTAATAGCGGACTTAAATTGAGCAGCAATTGAATCTATTTCGGCTGCCACAAAATTTTCGGTAATAGCGGAATTAAATTGAGCAGCAATTGAAACCGTATCTGCAGGTATAAAATTTTCAGTTTTGGTTTGTAAAAATGCTGACTGTTGGGTATTTGAATCCCCTAAATTAACATTTTCTGTGTCAGTCTGCTTGGCTGCAAAGTATTGAACGCTAGAATCTCCAGCCCCTATGTTTTCGGTATCATTGACGGAAAACTGTGCTGCAATAGTAGGAGTATCTGCTGGATTTAAGTTTTCAGTAAGGGTTTGTAAAAAAGCACTTAGCTGAGTACTAGAATCATTTGAAGTTAGGGTTTCTACTATGCTTTCAAAAAATAATCCAGCTTCAGAATTAACATCGCCAGCAGTAAACGGTTCGGTTAAAGATTGTAAAAACGACCAGGTTTGTGTATTGCTATCTGCTGCTCCAAAATTTTCTGTAATTGAAAAAACAAATTGATTTCCGCCACCTAATGCAGCAAAAGGCGTTTGAGCAAAGGTAGATAAACCAAACATTACACAACCACCCAACGAGAACCAGTAGCTATAGTAATAGTTGTACTTGTAGCTACAGTAAATGGCCCAGCACTTACCATATTGGACCCAGCAGCAAGAGAATAAGATGCTGTATTGGTATTAGCATTAACAAAAAATCCTTGGCTTGCTCTTTGAACAGGAGCTGCTTGGGTTGTCCCATCAAAAGTAAACGTAGAAAGCGACTGGAAAGCACTTGTACCATTACCATAAGGAATATAGTTGGCTGTTAAAGATGCCAATCCTGTACCGCCAGAGCCAACTGCAAGTGCTGTTCCCAAAGAAACAACACCAGCAGAACTAATAGTCATGGCATCAGTAGCGCCATTATTTACAATAAAATGGATACCATTAGCGCTGTAAGTTCCAAGTGCTAAATCACCGCCATTTGTATAAATATAACCAGCATTTGCAAGGCTAAAGTTGCCTGTTCCTGTAAATGCGCTTGAATTAATACCAATATCAATATATTTGCCTAAGGAAGCAGTATCGTTATATAAAGCAATATCCGTAGTAGCAGCGGCATTACTGCTAGTATTTTGCAATGCCATGTAGGCATAGCCAGCAATAGAAGTTTGGTAAGAAGCAAATATTCCAGTATCAGAACCATTTAAAGTTCCATAAGCAAAAGCACCTTGAGTTGCTGACCCTGAAATGGATTGATTGGCAATATATTGACCAGTTGTTATGCTAGTTGGCAAACTAAGAGTAACTGCACCTGAAGTTGTAGAGGCGGTAATCTGATTGGTCGTGCCTGAAACTGAGGTAATTGCAAGACTTGAGATATTAGTCCAACTTGGCGCTGCGCTAGTTGTTGCAGCTAATACTTGACCTGTAGTTCCTGCTGCTGTTGCTACAGGAGCTGCGCCTGCTCCACCACCATAAACAACTCCGTTGGCTGTCAAAGCGGCTGAAGATGCCCAAGTAGAAGCACTAGAGAAATAAGGTATACCACCAGAAGTACCAGCCACTGTAAGGGCTAAAGTACCTGAAGTGGTAACAGGCGAACCAGAAACAGAAATTAAACCACCAGTAAACGATTGAGCTACTGATGTAACCGCAGTGCTCCAAGTACCATCACCTCGCAAAAAGTTGGTAGATGAGGGCGTACCCGTAACTGGGTTGGCAGCCATATTTGTACCTGTGGAAATTACTGTTCCACTTGTAGGAAGTGTTAATGATGTGTTAGCTGTTCTTGTCCAAGTCTGAGTAAAAGCACCAGAATAAGTTAAGCTACCACCCAATGTAATGGTGCTTCCGCTTGCGTTTGCTACACCTGTGCCACCGTTTGCTGCACTTAAAGTACCTGCAACACTAACTGCACCAGTACTAGCCGTAGACGGTGTTAATCCAGTAGTTCCAAAAGTAATGGAAGTAACCGCAGCTGTAGATGGAATTGCACCCCATGATGGAGCAGCACCAGTAGTAGCAATCAGCACTTGACCAGTGGTACCAGCAGCAGTTACACCAAGTGCACTTGTACTATTACCGTAAATAACACCATTGGTTGTAAATGTTGTAGCGGCAGTACCACCAGCAGCAATAGGTAAAGTTCCAGCTGCTAGGGCAGAAGCTGACGTGGAATAAATAGCGTTATTGGCAGCTGCAAAAGTGGTTAATCCTGTGCCACCATAACCAGTTGCAATTGTTGTACCATTCCAAACCGCACTAGAAATAGTAGCGTTACCAAATGATGCTGTAGTTAATGCAAAATCATAAGTTCCAGGAATAAAAGAATATTTACCCCAAGAACCTGCTGATGTGCTGTTATCTTCTAAGAAAATATAATCTAAAGCACCTGGCTGAACAGTATCTACGGCACCAGAAGCACTATCAACAATAGTCATTACACCAGTTGAATCATTATCAAAAATAAATGCTGCACCGTTTGATAACGTAGTTGCAATCGGAAGTTGATATGTCTGGGTTGTACTGCCAGCTAATTTTTGATAATAAGTAGAGGCAGCCGTTAAAACTGTTGTACCAGCAGCTGAAGTGGTGGATGTATATCCAGCTAAAAAGTTATTGGCTGTTATGTTGGAATTAGCATCACGCAATACGTTGGAACTTGCACCACTAGAAGTTGTTACGCCAGTACCGCCATAGGCAGTCTGTATTGTGGATCCTTGCCAAACACCAGAAGCAATAGTACCTAAAGGGCTTACATTGCCAGAAGCATCAAGGTTTACAGACTTTTCAGATGGATAGGTAACAAATACGTTAGATGCACCAGATAAAGTAATTGGCGAAGTTGTACCAGAAGAGTTAGATAAAACGGTAGTACGAGCTAAAGTTGGTCCAGTAGTCGAATAAGTTCCAATACCAACTTCCCATGTAGATCCATTAACAATACAGTAAAAAGTAGTGTTTCCGTTTCCTACAACAGCAAAAGATTGATATCCAGCTACAGCACCACCGAGGGTTATTGTCCCTGTGCCAGTGGTTGCCGTAGTCTCCTGAACTCGGTCATAAACGACTAGAGCCATTTAAGACTCCTTAACTTGTAGCGGTTGTGCTATATGTAACGCTTACTGTATCGCCAGCAGTTGTAACTTTAGCTGTAGAGAAGTTTCCTTCAGAATACAAAGTACCACCTGTATTACTTTGAGTACTTACTGCACCAGAACCCAATACCAAGAAACAACCATAAACAGTACCACCAGCACCAGTAATGGTGTAAGTAATAGCAGTTGCTGTTGATGTTGTTACGTTAGAAGGAGTAGAACCAGATGATGAAGAAGCAGCAAATACTGCTGTACCACGCACTGCTGAACCACCAACCGTATAAGCTGTAAACTCTTTACCACCACCAACTAAAGTCGTCATAGTGTCTGTTGCAGCTGGAGTTAACGTAGCATTAGTCAATCCTAAGAATGGTCCAGTTGTTGTATATGTACCAGAAGTACGCAATAAAGTATCAAGCATTAATTGCTTGCCTACAGCTACAACCAAGTTAGGAAATTCTTCTACCCATTTAAGATTGCCGTTTTTATCACGACATTCAGCTTTCCAATATCCTTCAATTCCCATTCCTTCTGGAATGGTCACATTGGCCTGTAATGTTGCTATAGCACTATCTCCACAGCTTCCAATTTCTTTATGCATAATTAATCTCCAGAACTTACTACATTTGCAGCCGTATAGCTACTGATTGTTAAAATAGCAGACGAATAAGTCGCTGCTGGGAACTGCACTGTAAAACTATTGTTGCAGGTCTTATCTGAACCAAAATTTAATACAAAACAGGCTGCTTTTGTAGTGTAATTGTAAACTAAAGCACCCCTACAAGTAAACGATGCTGGACTCCAAACAGCGTTGCCAAAAGACACATAAGCTGTGTTGTATTGTTGGTTAAGTGTAGGAACCGTGGTAATTACTAAAGGTTGACCCCCAGCGGTATACCCAGTACCAGTTACTTCATTTACACTGGTATAAGTAGATGTTACCGAATTTAAATTAGCATTGGCGTTATATAAGGCAATATAGTAAGTGCCAGTCGTAAAGTTCTCATTACCATTTAAAAGGTTTTGAGCAAAGACATTACAAGAGCCTTGAACTATTGCCATTATTGTTTCACCATAATTCTTGCTTGACCATTACGATAAGCATCACCACGCTCAAGACCAGTTCCAAGTCGATTCAATTGGCCAATGGCTTCTTGATACATTTTTTCATAATAAGTGACCATATCTTGTTCACCTTTCATGAAAATCATAGCTTCCCGCATTGAACCATAAAATAGTACTGGATCGTAGTTATCACCTAGCCAAGAAACACCATTTGGATTATTTACAGATGTTATTGAAAAAGAGGCGGCAGAAGATCCTGTTCCACCAGAAAAAGATGATGGTAGGGTTAATACATCACCAACTACATAAAAATTTCCACCAGTTTTTATAGATATCGCTGACACAGATTGGTTAGAAATAGTAATGTCAGCCAAACAACCAGCACCAGATCCACCAGTTAAATATGTATTTGGATAGAATCCATTGGTATAACCAGAGCCAGCCGTAATGTTGCCTGCAGTAACTACACCTTGAACAATAGATACAGGATAGTAAAAATAATGCATTTCTACTGTGTAATTTTGATCTGGTGTAGGAGCCAACATATACGTCAAATAAGTAACATCAGCACCTACATATCCATTTTGTGGACCAAATAAAGCGTAGTACAAAGGAAGGCCTTGTGGAGATCCTTGATTTGTACCGTTAGTTATTGTTGACCCTGGGTATGCTTCTCTTAAATAGTTAACATCTTTATTTAACAAATACTTGTAATTACCTGAAGAATCAATAACTGCAAATGAAAAAGTAGACAAATAATCATTTGGCAAAGCTAAATATTGATTACCAGCAGTTACGGTTCCAGTAACATTTTTACGCAAAGCAGGAATCTGAACAGAGTTATAAATCCGTTCTTCTGCTTCTTGCACAAATACTGGAATATTCTGAACGAATAAAGCCTCAGTATTTTCAGCGTAAGACTGTATGTTTTCCCATAACTGCGAATAGTTCATTATTTAGCTTCTTCTGATTGGGCGTTTTTATTTGCTTCTTCAATTGCTTTTGCTGCCAAAATCTGAGGAATGGCTTGATTTCTTAATTTATTAACCAATTCTTCTACAGATTCCATAGGAAAAGACTTACGAAGACCATTAATAATAATTTCTATTTCTAATTGGGTTAAATCTTTAATTTCAATCATGCCATTGGTCCTCTGGACATACGGCCTTTGGTAGCTGCTCCAGCTCCACGCATCTCAATACCAGAAGTCTTGACTTTGGACTCACCGTAGCTAACGCCACTCTTAATTGGGTCTTGCAAAGTAACATCTTTAGCGGCCTTGGTATGAGCATACTCACCACGATCCATTACTTCTTGACCAGTAATATGTTTCTCAGTATTGGTGTGCGGATTAGCGTAAGCATCTGCTGGTTCTGCAAATTTGTTTTTACCAATAGTAACCTTTGGGCTATTCTTGGTAGTAGGTTTTACATTTTTTGCGATTGCCATATTAACGACCTCTTGAGCTGGATTTTTGGTTCATAGCACGGGCTACATTGCGACCAACGGCTTTCATTTCTTTGCCAGTTACGCCACCTTTAGCCATTTTTTTAACGTCACCGCCTTTTTTCAAAGCCAGTTTAGTGTGTTTGCCAGGATGTTCTTGAGCATCATGCTCTTTGAAAGCTTTCTTAATTAGCTTAACATCTTGCTTTTTGTCAGCTTTTTCTTCTTTACGCATTTCTGCTTTAGATTCTTTTTCCATAACTTTACCGCCTTTTTTCATATTGTCTTCTGCATTTTTTGGTTCAAAGGGATCGCCAGTTTTAATGCCACGTTGTTTTTGCATTGCCATTTTATCACTCCTAAGTCGTTGAAATAGTTACTGTACCTATGGTTATTACAGGAAGCAAGGAATTTGGAGTAAGGTAACTATCAAAATAACTTGCACCACCTACAGGGTTCCACCCCCATTGTATCTGTCTACTACCATCTGTGGAATAGCCTTGGTTATCAATATTGTTGACATTTGGATCATATGGATTTGTCATAAGACCGTATGTGCCACCAACCTGATAACTCACATCTGGGCGGGGTTCTCTGACCGCCTGAGGATCATTCACAGGATACAAACCTAAACTCAACTGAGGCTGATCTGGATCCCAGCACTCAGGGCATACCTTAATGTTATATAAC